ACAATACAACCACCCAATAGATAAAATAGACGTGGAGTATTTCATAGTTAAAAGAAAGTTGTATGAAAACGCTATGTTTCCACAAAAGAGAGTTCAAAAGTTCTCACCAGCAAGTGGAACTGTGAGTATGAACAAGGTGGCTAATAGATTAAATACATTCTTAGATTTAGCATTCAATGATGAGGGTGAAAGAATATCTGAAAACATCATACCAACACCAAGTAAGAAATCTTGTAAATGGTGTGAATTTAAAAACACACAATATTGTAACGTAGGAGTATAATGAGAGTAGCAATATTAGGTAGTAGAAGATATGAAAATAAAAAGAAGATTAAAGATTTTATATTTAAATTAAAACAAGCATATGGGAGTGATACCATAGTTGTAAGTG